CTTTATATTTTCTCCGGAGGGAGTGTTCCGCGGAGGGTTTCTAGGATCCCTAATTCCAGCGGGGCAAAATTGGTATAAAAGTGGTACTTAAAAGTACACCTAAAGTCTATTGAAGTCACAACAAACCATGTCTTATAGGCATTAAAGCCATTAAAAGATATTCGTATCTAAAAGAAAAGGGGTGATAACTAATGGCCAGACCGCCAAAACAGACCAGACCTCCTGCACTTACTCCAGAATTAGCAGAGCAAAGATGCATAGAGTCCGCTTATATTCTAGCACAGTCGCAATTAGACGACGGAACCGCTTCGCCCTCAGTCATAACACACTTTCTTAAGATGGGAACAGAGCGTTCTCGATTAGAAAGAGAAAAGCTTGAACGAGAAACAGAGCTTTTAAGAACTAAGAACACCGTTATACAGAATGCTGAGCAAGCTGAGAAGCGTTATGCAGAAGCTATAGCAGCAATGAAGATCTACAGTGGTCAAGCTGAAGAGGTTGATGAGGAGGATGACGACTGGTGAAGATTAGATGCTATGATGAAATGATATTACTTCCAACATTTGAGGACCGATACAAGTATTTAAAACTTGGTGGCGAAGTAGGAGCTGTAACATTTGGTTGGGAAAGATATTTTAACCAAAATTTCTACAAGTCAAAGGAATGGAAACATGCAAGACAAGAAGTAATCATCAGAGACAACGGTTGCGATCTAGCAATACCGGATAGAATGCTATTTGATCACATCATAGTTCATCACATGAATCCACTAACGATTGAGCAGATAGAGAATGGCGGACCAGAGCTCTTTGACATAAGATATTTGGTATGCGTATCTCACAACACACATAATGCTATACATTATGGAGACGAAAACTTGTTGATTAAAACAGATTTGGTTGAGAGAAAACCAAATGACACATGCCCTTGGAAGTAATGGAGGATATTATGGGATTAAGAATAATGGATCTCGATAACGAGACAGAATCTAAGAACTATAAGAAAGAAAAGAATCACAGCAAGTTTAAGAAGGAGAATCGTATGTTGACTGACGAAGATATTTCTCCTTCTTATGTAAACGAAGAAGATCCGGAAGAAGTAAAATCGAAAGATATTGGTACAAATCTTCTAGCCAAAGTTGTAAAGATAGATCAGCTCAGAGTTAGAAGACTTCCTGAAGGCGAGATAATAAGGATCATAAACAAAGGAGACGAAGTTCGAATAGTTTCCGATTTCGATGACATATGGTTTTGTGTCGAATTAGCCGATGGAACAAGAGGATACTGTATGAAGACGTTTCTCCTTACTTATTTAGATGATCAGAATCTCGACGATAAGAGTAGGAGGTGTAAATCATGCCCGACGAGCCTGTAGTAGACACAGAAGGCATCTTATCAAGTATGAAACTCATGCTTGGTATGGAACCCGATTATAATGCTTTCGATACGGACATAGTGATTCACATAAATACAATATTAGCCAAGCTATCTCAAGTGGCAGTAGGACCGTCAAATCATTTTAAACTCAATGTTTCTGATCCATATGCCGCTAAATGGTCTGACTTTCTTGATGAAGACGACGATGTTTTAGACATGGCTAAATCTTACATGTATTTATCTCTTCGAATTTTATTTGATCCCCCTCAGGGATCTGTCTTGGATTCTTACAAGCAAGAAGCTGAAGAATTACTTTGGCGTTTGAATGTGCAAGCTGACAAATGGCCGAGGAACCACGAAAATTAAAGAGGTGACAATATGTTATCTAATACGGCAGTCCCTAAATATTATGGACAGTTTAGAGAAAAAGTAATTGCTGGGGAATTTCCCGTATGTGAAACGATCTCAATGGAGATGCATAGAATAGACGATCTTATAGATGACGATCGATACTGGTATGACGATCAAGCAATGTATGGTTTTGTAAGATTCTGTGAAGATGAGTTAACTTTGACAGATGGATCTGATTTAACATTGCTTGATTCGTTTAAGTTATGGGCTGAACAGATTTTTGGATGGTATTATTTTGTTCGTAGAGAAGTTTTTGTAAGAGGAAAAAACGGAGATAACGGACATTACGTTACCAAAATGGTTAAAGTTCGTCTTATAAGAAAACAGTATTTAATAGTCGCACGAGGAGCCGCAAAATCTATGTATGGCTCTTGTATTCAAAATTATTTCTTAAACATAGATACGTCTACAACACATCAGATAACAACAGCACCAACCATGAGACAGGCAGAAGAAGTACTGTCGCCAATAAGAACTGCCATAGCACGTGCAAGAGGACCTTTGTTCAAAGTTTTAACAGAAGGAAGTCTTCAAAATACTACAGGCAGTAAAAAAGATAGACAAAAATTAGCCTCTACTAAAAAAGGTATAGAAAATTTCTTAACAGGATCTCTGCTAGAGATAAGACCCATGTCAATTGACAAATTACAGGGTTTGAGACCTAAAGTGTCCACTATTGATGAGTGGCTTTCCGGTGATATTCGAGAAGACGTAATAGGCGCCATAGAGCAAGGTGCCTCAAAGTTACCTGACTATCTAATAGTTGCAATGAGTTCTGAAGGAACTGTTAGAAACGGTGCTGGTGATAGCATAAAAATGGAACTTCTTGATATTTTAAAGGGTCAGTATAAGGCAGATCATGTTAGTATATGGTATTATCGTTTGGACGATATTAAAGAGGTTAATAATCCTAATCTATGGATTAAAGCCAATCCTAATATAGGATTGACAGTTAGTTATGAAGCTTATGAATTGGACAAAGATAGAGCGGAAAACGTTCCTGCTGCAAGAAATGATATTTTAGCAAAAAGGTTTGGTATACCAATGGAAGGGTACACCTATTTCTTTACTTATGACGAGACAATACCTCACAGAAGACGTGATTTTTGGAAACTTCCTTGTGCTATGGGTGCCGATCTATCGCAAGGAGACGATTTCTGTGCTTTCACCTTTTTGTTTCCTTTAGGCAGAGGCGAATACGGTGTAAAAACTAGATCTTATATTACTTCTAGAACGTTACACCGTTTGCCTACTGCCATAAGAATTAAATATGAGGAATTTATGAGTGAGGGTAGTCTGGTTATAATGGACAACGATAACGCTATACTTGATATGATGGAAGTATATGACGATTTGGATACCTATATTACAGATTCACAATACGATGTAAATGCTTTTGGATATGATCCTTATAATGCTAAGGATTTTGTGAATAGATGGGTACAAGAAAACACAGAGTATGGCGTAGTAAAAGTACCTCAGGGTGTTAAAACGGAGTCTGTTCCTCTTGGAGAGTTAAAGATACTAGCTGAGGATAGAAGACTTATATTTGACCAAGCCTTAATGCAGTTTGCTATGGGAAACTGCATTACTTTGGAAGATACAAATGGTAATAGAAAACTGCTTAAAAAGCGATATGATGAGAAGATAGATAATGTTGCAGCATTATTAGACGCTTGGGTAGCATATAAGCTTCATAAAGACATGTTTGAATAAAGGAGGTACTAACAATGGCAGAAAGTAGAGTTGAAGATATTTTGACTACTACTATAAATGGAGAAACATACACCAAATTTCCAGAAAGTAGAATAGAAGCACTTCTTATAGAATTAAACAATCTAATCATAAGCAGTTCATCGAAAAGTCATTTCATCTTTGTAGACGAACTTCCATCGGAGAACATAGACGTAAATTCTATATACCTTACGCCAAGCAGAATTGTTAAAGACGGTTATAAAGATAGTACTAACGATCTGTTTTATGTAGGTATACCAAATGCTTCTGGGGACATAGTTCCTTCTAGTGAGATTCTCGATATTGTGAATGTGACTCTAACTGGACAAAGCGCTTTGTGGAGAGGAACTAGAAATGGTGTAAAGGGTTTTGACATTTATACAGGATCTACCGAAATCGTTACGAAGATGTATCCAGATTACGACAATATAGCTCTTCAGATCAACAATGGCAATATAGAAATTGTAGGAACAAATACAAGATCTTATCTTGATGCTGGAATGTATACAATAACTATTTACAAAACTACCAATGTGCCCGATTACGCAAAATTCGATTCTATTAATGGCGATTACATAGCTACTATTACAGGAAACGATGCAAAAACTATATATGATGCTATTATAGCTGGGACGTACACTAAAGCTTATGCTGAGATACAGTGGGGAGCTATCGATGGTACGAAAGACGAATACATCTATGATGAAGACGAACAGAAATGGGAAAAGATAGGTTGATAAAACATGGGGCGGATTATCGAATTTAAATGGATCTTGTATTTGGTCAGATGGTGAAAATGTTTATTATTCATTCTATACAGGTAATCAGTACATTCTTGACAAGGCTACTGATACATGGGTTGCTAAAGAGTGGGGCGGATTATCGGGTATTGACGGCAGCATGGTTTGGTTTGACGGCGAAAACATCCGGTATAGCAATAGCCATATTCTTGACAGGAATACAGATACATGGATAGCACAGGCTTTAGGTGGTTCCTCTTATAGTAAACCCTGGACGGATGGCGAAAACATTTATTTGGGGTATGAGTATATCTTCAAAAAGGGTAAAAATGTTAGATTGCATTAATTTAGAAAGGAATAATGATGTAAATGGACGACGATAGAATTATTGATTATAGCGGTTTAGTTAATAAACCTCCTATAGAAGAAATCTATTATATGGATTTGGTAAACAAACCTGATATTTTAGATGATGAAGCATTAGCACATCATGGAATTCTTAATCAACGTTGGGGAATTAGACGGTATCAAAATCCAGATGGATCGTTAACAGAACTTGGTAAAAGACGATATGCAAACGCATTGTCTAAAAGAGAAAAGAAAATAGCTAAAAGAATAGAAAGAGCGAAAAAAAGAGAGGCTAAAAAAGCTGAAAAATGGGAAAAACAGAAAAAGAAGATTCTTAATGACCCAGCTCTTATAGCTAAGTATCAGGATAAATTGAGTACTTCCGAAATAAAGCAAGCTGTGGAAAGATTAAGATCTATGGATGATATATATACTCTTAGGAATTCCAAACTTGAAAAAGGGAAACAAGCTGCTCAGAACATATTGTCTTATGGAGAAGTTGCTAATAGTATGATAACCTTTCTTAATAGCAATGCAGGTAAAGCTGCTAGAGGTGCTCTTGGTTTTGGAACAGAAGATATTTTCAACTTTAATAAGAAGAAAGAATCTCCTTTAGATCAAGAAATTTCTGAATGGAAAAAGAAAGCAGAACTTTCTAAATACCAAAAACAATATCGTGAGAATGTTGCTTGGGTACCGAAAAAAAATGGTAATAACGGAAACAACAATAATAGACGACGTAATAACAGACGTCGTAATAGACATTAACTATGAGTTATTACGATTTTTTTGATTATTCGTATCTATATCATCACGGCACAAAAGGTATGCATTGGGGCATTAGACGATATCAAAATCCTGATGGGTCTTTAACTGCTGCTGGAAAATTAAGATTGGCTAAAAACAAAATATTAGATGAAGTAGGAAATACTCTTGGTAAAGACTCTAAAGCCATTAATAAAGCCACAAATACCTCGGGTAAACTTAGAAAAACTTACTTTGAGATGAATAGATATGGTGTAAAGTATAAAGATGGAAAGTATGTTTATGAGAATAAAGCAAAAGATTATGAAAAACATAAAAAGCAAAAAGCTTTAGTATCTAAAGCTAAAAGGTACACGAAAGATTACATTAGTAAATATGGTGATAAACCGATGAGTTATTTGCAAAGTAAAAATGCTATGAAAGGAGCGGCTGTCGGAGCACTAGCTGCGACTTTATTACCTGTTGTAGGCGTTTGGATGACCGTACCAGCAGGTTACATGATAGGAGCTAAAATAGGAACCACAGATAAAAAACATAAGAAGTGAAAAAGGATAGCGCGTTATTGCGCCAGAGCCTTTAACTGCTGCTCAAGCAGAGCAGCATTTTCTTTTTGGAGTTTCTTCCATTCGGAAGAAACCTCATCTTTTTTTTCCTGTTCTTTTTCGAACAGGTTTTTTATTTTTTCTATTATACCCATATTAATTCTCCTTTCCTATCAGATAGACCTGTTTCTATCCTCATTATAAGACATGAAAAATTAAAGGTTAAAAAGGATGACGCGTGAAGCGTCAGAGCCTTTTGTGTGGGTTTATTTAGAATAAACCCACACAGTGCCATCTGCGTCGGTCACCCGACGCGTACCGTCTTGTTCTTCGATCTTTTGAAGACCAAGATCGTATTGTTCGAATGATACTCTCGGTATTGATACCGAGAAACCATTTAATAGTGCGCAATACATAATTGTAGCGCCTATCATTGCTCCTGCTGCTATAAGCAGCATAATCTTTACTATCTTTTTCATATATAATTCTCCTTTCTCTATTGCAGGCTGTTTCCTGCTCATTATAAGAGGTGAAACAAATGGGTGTAGTAACTTTTCATCATCGAGGTAATTTTACGAAAACTATGAAGTTTTTTAATCATATTTTGCGTAAAGATTACCTGAATCTACTTAATAAATACGGTCACGAAGGAGTTATGGCTTTAAGAGAAGCAACTCCTATCGATACCGGTCTTACTGCCATGTCATGGGATTATGAGATAGAGGAAGATAAAGAAAAAGGTCTCATAACACTCAGATGGATTAACCATAATGTAGTAAATGAGTGGGCTAATGTAGCTATATTATTACAGTATGGTCATGCAACTAGAAATGGAGGATGGGTTGAAGGCATAGATTATATTAATCCTGCTTTAAAACCTATTTTCGATGATTTAGCAATACAAGCTTGGATGGAGGTGATAGAATGACACGTTCTGGAAAAGATTGGCTTATAGCGTCTTTGATAAGAGCAGCTAGAACAATGGCACAAACTGCTCTTTCTATGCTAACTGTTGGTATGGCTATGAGTGATATTGATTGGTTAAAGCTCATATCTATTTCGGCAGTATCTGGAATATTTTCTATTCTAACATCTGTCGCCACAGGTCTTCCTGAAGTAACCACAGAAGGTCAGATAACAGTAAATACAGAAGCAGATTCAGAATCTGCTCTATTAGGTTTGTCGTTAGACGGTCAGGTTACTCCGGAAAGAATACAAAAGATAAAAGACAAAGGCTTGATAACTTTTAAGGTGGTGTGACATGATACATTGGGTAGAATTAGCGGTTACAGTTATATGTGCGGTTTTAGCATCAAATGGTTTTTGGGCTTTAATCCAAAATAAGAGAGAAAAGAAAGACGCGAAAGTTCAGATGATATTAGGTTTAGGTCACGATAGGATAATACATTTATGTAAACATTATCTCGAGCAAGGCCATATATCTACTGATGATTACGAAAATTTATATGAATACCTTTATAAGCCTTATAAGGCTATGGGAGGAAATGGTACCGCTCAGAGACTTATGGAGCGTGTAGAAAAATTACCTACTAAAGTAGAAGGAAGTATACCGAGAAAGGAAGGATTCACAAATGAATGACTTTTTAGAATACAAAGCCGCTTTTGATGAACATAACATGTTAAACAATTTCATCGAACATAAAAATACTGATACGCCTGTTGACAAGTTTGAGTTTCATAACATAGCCAACGACGTGTTTAACTTTTTTGTGTATAATGGTACTAATGAAGAACAATTAAATTGTGTTGAACCAGAAATTTGGGAAGGAATGAATGCACTTCTTGATAAATATCGAGTTACTTCGTTGACAAAAATGGTTAGCTCTTATCCTATTTGGAGTAACGAAGATTTAATGGAGCTTAAACGTTTGCATGACAAAGCGCTTAGTCAAATGAAAGCTGGAAAATCGTATAGTAATGAATATGCTAAAAGATCTAGTTCTCCGTTTATTGGAAAAAGAAACGACATGCCAACTCCGAATCGTCAGAGAAAGATGAATAGTGGCAATTTTACAAACGCTAAAAAGAATCAGGAGCTTAAAAATAGTATACAGTGGTTTAAAGACAATGTCAACAATGGTGATTATTTAAATACAAAAGAAGGTAGTAGAGCTCGACTTCTGTACGATAATAGAAGATCTTTACCATTAGAAAAATGGCCAGATGGTCCCAGAGACGAATTCATTAGATTAGTTGATGCAATGAAAAACATGAGATCTAATTCTATGAATAGTTATAACAAGGGATCTAGAAATTTCGGTTCAAGACCCGCTAATAGTTATAATAAAAACTATATGCGTAGATAATGTTTTTAAAACTTCAAAATGAGAGGAGATACATATGTCATCATCTATAGTAGAACGTGCTAGAAAAGCATGGGACATATTCAGAGGACGAGATCCGACATCAGATCTTGCTCCAGATTACAAACCGGAATATGGTCCGTCTTATTCTTATAGACAGGACAAAATTTATCCGTTCTCTGGAACAGAACGGACTTTAGTAATGGCTATATATGAAAGAATAGCTATAGATGTATCAGCTGTTCAGTTGAGCCATGCTAAAAGAAATGATAACGGTCAGTATGTTGATACAATACATTCAGATCTTAATAACTGTTTAAATGTTTCAGCTAATATAGATCAAACAGGAAGAGCTTTTATACAAGATCTCGTTATGTCTATGTTTGACGAAGGCGTTGTAGCAGTTGTTCCGACTTATACGGATATTAATCCTTTAAGCGACGATCCTTATAAGATTTATGAACTTAGAGTTGCAAAAATTAGAACTTGGTATCCAAAAGCCGTAAGAGTTGAATTGTATCATGACGAAACTGGTCGAAAAAGAGAAATAATACTTCCAAAAAAGACAGTAGCTATAATAGAGAATCCATTTTATTCAGTAATGAACGATAGAAACTCCGTAGCAAAACAAATAATCCGGAAGATGTCTTTAATGGAATCTATAGATCAGCAAGTTGCAGACAATAGTTTGGATTTGATCATACAGTTACCTTATGTTATTAAATCCGAAGCTAGAAGGCAGCAAGCTGAGGAAAGAAGAAAAGATATAGAGAAACAATTATCTAATTCAAAGTATGGTGTGGCATACACCGACGGAACAGAAAGAATAGTACAGTTAAATCGTTCTCTAGAAAACAATCTTCTTAAAACTATAGAGTATCTTATGGAAGTATTATACAGTCAGTTAGGCGTTTCTAAAGCTATTCTTGATGGAACAGCTTCTGAACAGGAAATGCTTAATTATAGAAACAATACATTAGAACCCGTGCTGTCAGCCATAACAAACGAGTTCACTAGAAAATTCCTAACACCAACAGCAATAACTCAGAAGCAAGCTATAGTGTTCATTCAGGAACCGTTCAAACTTGTACCAGTAAACAATATCGCCGAAATAGCAGATAAGTTTGGCCGTAACGCGATTCTTTCTTCCAATGAGATCCGTTCTATTATAGGATACAAACCGGTAGAAGATCAAAAGGCAGACGAATTGCGTAACAACAATCTTAATGCTCAAGAAGGTGAAGAGTTTCCTGTAGTTAGTGAAGACGGAGGAACTGGAGAACAATCTGCATCATCACCTGAGGAATCAATGGCTAGGAATTTACTTAGCAAAATAGGAAGAAAGGAGAAAACTTCAAAATGAAAGAAACATTTGATTTTGGAGGAGTTGCTACACAGTATGGCATAAAGTGCGCTGATGGATTAACTATTAGTAAAGGCGCTTTTGATGACTGTGATGGTATG